TTGTTTATAATTGGTGTCTTGATGATAACAATAAAAATATTCTTTATAAAAAGAACGGAGAAGAACGATACCCTAATTTTAAATTATATAAAATGATTGCCAGAACTGTTCATAATAAAACTCCCGATGATCAACTCAACTATGGTGTTTTTAAACAATATATTATTGAACCTAATACTGAAATACCCAATAACACTTGTATTAATATTGATACATTACCTGAATATTACACAAAATATATATAAATTTGATAATTATTAGAAAATATAATACTTTTTATTATATTTTATACAATTGTATATACTTTTTACTTCATATACTTCTCTTTAAACATTTCAGGAGTCATTATTGGAATTTTTTCTTCATTTGCCTTCTTTGTTTTATTTGATATATCATCTAATGACTTTACTATCAAAACATATGTTTTTTTACTTATATTATTATCTAATATTCCACCCACTTTTTTCAAATGTTCTATTATTTCGGCATCACGCACCTTTGTCATTACTATATGTTTATCATACAATGGGTTTGATTCATCTTGAGTAATTTCTTCTATTGGTTGAAATTCATTTTGTAACTGTATTGTTGAATTATCTACCTTAGAGTATAAATCACATTCTCTCATAAAATCTAAAAATACAGGAATATTGGTTACAAAACTATTTGCATTCTCTTTACCTATTCCATCTATTGTTTGTAATAATGCTATTTTTTCATCTATGGATTCATCTCTCGTCAAGATATCTGGATAGGCATCCATAATTGGCTTGATTTTTAGTTTCCCTATACCTCTTCCAAATTTATTTGATGCTGCCATTATATCCAATAATGATGCCTTATCAGTTTGTGTCTTTATACCATCATGCACTTTATTCACCATTTTTGTTTTAAACCCGTCAACCTTCTGGAAATCGTCCTTTGTCATTTTTAATATCGCGGGTACAGTTGTGTATCCCGCCTTCATTATTTTCTTTACATTGCCAATTCCTATACCATCCACCTCCAAACCTTTGAAAAAATCAGTAATATTTTTGGATTGAACTGTTTCATTTACATCTACATTATCAATTACTATATCCACCTTGGTATCTGTCCAATGATAATCTTCTGTTGGCATTTTTGCTACTTCTGCTTCTGTTGTTATTGATTTTATATATGGAATTACATCACCACTACGAATTATCTGTATTATTGCACCAATACCTATTTTATTATCTTGGATAAATTTACCGTTAAACCCAGTTGCATATTCAATTGTAACTCCGCCTAACTTGATTGGCTCTATCCTTACACGAGGTTTTAAATAACCACTTTTACTTGGTGTCCATACTACATCTACTACTTTCGCTTCTGCTATTTGATCTGATATTACCATTTTAAAGGCAAATGCATGGTCAGGATTTCCATCTTTACGTGTATATATATGGTCATCCGTTACAATTACACCATCTATTTCATATTCATAATTTGTTCTCCAATCCATTAACAATTCTGATAACATCTCATTTGACAATTGGTCTACTGTTTTATTTTGGACTACTTTATGACCTAACTCTGTTAATTTTTCTATTTGGGCACTTGGACGTAATTCTGGTTTAATTAATTCATATGATATAAAATCTATGTCTTTTGCTTTTTCATCTATTGTTTTACTATTTATTATTCCCGACACCAAATTACGAGGATTTGCAAATTTGGATTTATATTTTTCGTCAAAAACAACACGAGGTATTATAAATTCGCCACGGGCTACTATATTTGGCTCTGTTGGTAATTGGAATACTGGCAATAAATGACTTATATCCTGTCCGATTGTTCCATTACCGCGTGTATATAATTTTGGTTTGTCACCTTCTGTAGTATATAATCCACTTACACCGTCTAATTTACATGACAATACATATTGTCCTTTATACTTTTGACACCAGTTTGTTAGTGCTTTCGTATCTGGTTTTATTTTATCCATAGATGCCATTTTATACGGTAATTCTACTTTATTCCTTGTTACTTTTGCACCTATTTGGTCTAAGTCGGTATTTGCTGGATATACACGTTCAACATATTCTGTTATGATATCATACTCTGCATCTGTCATTATTGAAACCTTTGTATTATAATACACATGACTTGCTGTTTCACATAATTCTATTATTTCTGTTTCACTCAATGCAGATAATGTATCTATACCATCTTGACGAAATTTATTTATAAAGTCTTTCGCTTTTTTTATTTTAGTTTCCATATTATCTTGTTGAGAATTTAATTTTATATCTGTTTCTTTTATTTTGAGTTTTGTTTTTTTGTTTATGTCTTTACGTGTCTTATTTTTGGGACTTATTTTGCTTTCTACTTTGGTTATTGTAATATTTTCCTTCTTATCCATATGTAATATAGGTACCAATTCAGGTAACTCATCTGTTGTAATATTTATCTCAGTATTTTCATTTTCTTCTTCTATTACTATTCGTGGTGCAACTTTTACAATCTTCACCCGTTTTGTTGTTTTCTTTACTTTTCCTGGTTTCGTTTCTTTTTCTGGTGATTTTTTCTTAGTTATTCTTTGCTTCTTTCCTGGGTTTTCTTTGAGTAAATCTATATTCTTACGACTTTTTTTTATCATTTTATCTATACTTTGTATATGAACATCATCTTTAGATGATTCCATTTTTATAATATATGTATAGGAATTTTTAGATACATATATTACTTCATTAAAATCCAGGTGCATCCGTAAAAACCTGGGTTGTATTTAAATTAACTGCTTTACCATCAGTTACTACATTAAATAAATCAGTCATTGTTCCATTTATTTGAAAAAATACAAACAACCCTAATAAGGCTGCCCCAAATACCATTGCTGCATCTCGTATTACATATTTTAATGGAGTCCAGTGTTTCGCTACATATTTCATCTCAATTACTTTCATTATACTAAACATAAATGTTATTATTGATGCAATTATCAATAACTTTTCCATATACAATTATAATTAGTTTATAGAAGATTATATATTTATTAAAACGCATAATTCTGCCTAAATTGGAGGTAATTCCTCTATTCCGTCTAATATTACGTCATCGGTTGCTGCATTCTTTTCTTCTTCATCCAATATATCAAATCCACTTAAATCCACCATGTCAGTATGAATTTGGATTCGTTCGTCATCCGTATCACTCTCTTCTTCTAATTTACGTTCAAGTGCACGTGATGTACTAATATCTTCCAAACGTTCTATTGTCTTTGGTGCAGATACTTCATCCACATTATTCTGTTCATTTAATACTGTATCCATATCATTAAACCCCAATTTCGTTACTACTTCGTTATCATCTATATTTTGAATTGTTGGTACTACGTCTGGCACTGTTTCTTCATTAGAATCTGGCTTATCTTCATCGGGTTCTTGTTCCTTTGGAGTACTTTCTTCTTGTTCAGCATCGGGGACATCTTCAATGATTACTTCCTCTTCCTGTTCTACACTTTCATCCATATATGCACGAATTATTGCTTCCGTTGGCACACTTTCACGAATTGTTGTTAATATACATTCTTGAACAATTGATTCCAACTCACGATTATTCTTTTGAACCTGCAAAGGAGAAATATTTCGCTCAAATAAGTATACATTCATATACATTTTTCGTGCTACATGGATATAAACCTTATGAATAAATATGTCTAACTTTGGTATTGAAATATCTATTTTCTTTTGTTTATTACCTACTCTAATACATGTCAAAACCTTTAACTGAATAATATGGACACATGTAATTAAATCTTCTAAATAATCACAACCACTACGTTCTACTATTCGTTTACGTTCCTCTTCTACAATTATATTATTCCATTTGGGAACTCTTGACAACAAATTTTGAAAAGTCATTAAATATTTACTTGCTTCATCGTTATCTAAGCACATTTTCCAAGATTCATTGAATATAGAACGAATACCTTCTATTACAACTGGTGTAAATACGCTCACTAAACGACTACACCATTCATTTCTGGATTCATGCAAATTTGCTATGACAAAATCGTCCATATTATGTTTATATTTCTGTAATATTTTTTAAGTCCTTATTTGAACGTAAATACAAATAATCTAATATTGTATATATTAACATTTTCTCAAAACGATATTCTTTACGTATAGTATCAAAATATACACATGTATTTGCTTTTAATTTATTATCTATAGTTGGAGTTTTTTTTATCCATGCAATTACATCTAATCCAGAAAAACCCTTTTCATAAATATTTTCACATAATATTATTAGACTTTTGTGCGATAAGTTGTCGTTTATGTATGTTTTTATTTGATTATTTAACCATTCGTCATTGTTCTCCATATACTCAATCTTATAATTTACATTTTTTGATAATATATGCAAGTTACATTTTTTATTTCCAACTATGTGCTCTGGAACATATATCTCACAAAATCTTGACAATATTGGTTTTAATAATTTATGTTTGTTCTCTATGATTATAAAAAAACGGGTATTAAAACTAAATTGTTCTATGCATCTACGTAGTGCTGATTGAGCGTCTATTGTTAGATTGTCTGCATTAATTAATACAATTGTTTTAAATAAGGAACCATTGTTTGAGTGTATATTCGCTTTTGCGAAAAATTTCAATTCTTCTCTTATAAACTTAATTCCCTTGCCATGTGCACAATTTACTATCATTATATTTGATTTCATACGTGATTTATCATTTTCATATATAATGTTCAAAAAATTGTTTACAATCGTTCGTTTACCACTACCCGATACACCATGGAATATTATATGTGGGATTTTATTCGTCACATAAAACTGGTTTAACTTATTATATATCGGGTTGTGTATATTTTCAGTATTTATATCTATTGTTTTTGACCCTTGCATCTTATAAAATAAAATCATATACTATTTATATGATTTTACCGCAGTTATAGTTTTGTAATTACTAATTGTTTTGTAAATGCATACCTACCTTGATGCATTGTTTTTCTACCAACATTACACTGTAAACAAGCTATCACTACGTTTTCTTTATTATGACCTATACTATTATCTATTCTATCTAATGACCATTGTAATGGTTCTCTTGCCTTTTCATAGAGAACCTGTACTGGCTTTTTACAATAATAACAAATATTCTCTGCATTTTCCAGCGTTTTTAGTGCATAATGCACATCTACAATTTGGTCTGGTTCGTATAGAGATTTTTTTATATCTTGTGCCTTATAACCCGCTATCTTTTGGGTTACATGTTTCAATATTACCTGACATGGATTTACATCTACATTCTCATTCTTTACTAATTGGCGAATATATGTCAACTGGGCATCTGGTTGCATGTCTTCTTCCGTAATATTCCACATATCTGTTTGGGTTATTGCCCGATTTCTTGGTGTTTTTTGTGTAACTATTGATTTGTTTTGGGGCGGGTTCTCCAATTCGTCATTTTGATTGGGAATTTTTATATTTATTTTCTTAACACTCATATGGATGTCTATCTATACGTCTATCTATTTTATTTGGATATATTCACAAGTTTTTTTAAACGTATTGAGAACCTATTCACCATTTGTAAAAGTTGATGATAATCTTGTACAATTTCCACCATTAAATGTAACAGAATATTCTACTTTATTCGGTTTTGTTCTCATTTCATTTTCATATATAAAATTCCATTGGAAATTTGCGTCTTTTGCACCACTATCTATACATTGATATACATCGTTCTCAAATTGAGCATAAGAACCACGATTTATACTTGCATCTTGTGGAAAAATATTTAGAGGTTCATTTCCATATCCACCTAAACGATTTGCTAAAATATGTCCTGCATCACAATCTTCAATTCCATCATCATCCAATATTCTTGAATATTTTTGTGTA